AACAATAACACGCATACCCTTGAATTTTTTGGCGGACCTTACTCAGGACAAGGTTTGGGAAGAGATATGCCTGGGCAGGGCGAAAACTATTCCGCAGCAGGGTCTATACCTTGGAACTATGTGATGAGAATGTGGGTAGTAACAAGGAAAGACATACCCACTATATCTTCTGTTTATGGTCGTATGAATGTAATTAAAACGGCGGTAAAGTTTTGAACACAAAAGACACCATGACGCTTCGTCATAACCTACTTTCTAATGTTGTAGAACTTCACTTTAATAACGAAGAAGTGAAAAACTTTTTATCTTCACTTCCTACTCACACTAGAACTTGGAACTCAAATAAAAGATGTTGGGTAATCGTACCTGAAGTACTACACAAAGTAGTTTCTTATTCGAGGCACACCTTTAGCAGAATAGACGCAAGTTCTATCCCAATAAAGTACCAAAAAGTTGTTCAAAGAGCTTTACAAGGTCTTTCCCAAACTAAGAGCACTTACCCCGTCGACAATTCACCGTATGATGTTTTGCACATCACCCGAGACGCACCCGACTGTGTGGTAAAAGCCGTGTACAAAGCTTTAGCCTTTGAGCACCACCCGGATAGAGGAGGAAATTCTGAAGAATTTCAAAAGGTTAAAGAGGCTTATGAGGCAATCATAAAAGGTCCTTAGCCTCTCCTCTTCTTTTTCTTTTTGACTTCCCCCTTTAGGGGGAAGGTTTTTCTTTTTGTTCTAATGATTTATACTTGTATTTATATATAATTGGTTTTCTTTTTTGGTACTTTTTTCTTTGCTCAGTCGGAGTCTTTCGGGAGTCGCTATCGCTCCTCCCTCTCGATCCTCCTTGAGCAAAGTAAGTGTGGCTCCCTGCGGGTCGCCACACAAAAACAATGGAGTGAAATCAAAGACTTGTAAAATAGGTCTTTCTTTTCTGTTCCTAATCGCTTACCACGATTAGCGGGTTATATGGGTGGTCTCTTGGTCGATGAAAGCCACGAAGAAGAGTTTACTAGTCGTAAACTCAAACGAAGAAAAGCGGCTAGCAGTCGTGCGGTTGTGGTCCAAGATAGTGATTTCTTGACGGCCTCGATCTTTGAAAACAAAGTGACTGTGCTGGGGAGTGAAGTGACTCACTTTGTCCAGTGCTACGAACAAAAATTAGGGCACTACCTCAACAAACCTTTCCTTCGCCTCCTCACAGACGGCGCACTCCTCCGGGACCTGACAAACTTTAAGAAATATGTGCTAGGCACAGCCATCTGCAAACATTACGAATTTCCACCTAAACGATTCATAGAAGTCCAGTTTCACTTTCATGATGAGTGGAAGGGCGATGCCCCCACCATCCACTACGTGACATCTCTACATTCCGAATGGAACTCTGTTGGCCGATACAAAGATTATTGTGAGCGATTTAAACACGAGATTGACTACTTCGGAGAGGGCCAGGATAACCTGAGCGCCTCCTACCGAACCCAGAAAATACAATGCAAACCTACCACCATCAACACTTCCTTGGTTGCTGTGTACGAAGATATGATCCAGTTTCAAGAGGCCGCTAAAGGCATCGACAGGAAGTCAGCACTTAAGCTCCTGGGGTACCCCGGCAAAGAGCGATTACCCTTTCGATACCTGAAGACGTTGCCCCTCTACATGGAACTGGTCGAGGAAGATGCGTGGGGAGATACAGTTAAAAATATTGATCGTTACAGAAAATTAAAAATAGAAATCGAGAATTTAAGATATGCAGGATGAATACGTAGGAGATATAAATACTGAGTTTGATGTAGAGTTTCAAACGGGTATATTATCCTTGATGTATAGGGACTCTAAGTTCCTGTCTTATGCTAGCGACAATCTGTCACCACGTTATTTTACAGACAAAGATTTAGCTTGGTTGTTTTCGACCATGAAGTCTCACTTCATGGATACTCGCAGTGTGATTAGTGAACGCGCTATTAAAGACCGACTTCGTAGGGATATAAAGCGCGATAAGCTAGACGCTGACCGTCTCAAGTATATACGTCAAGCGTACTTGAATGTTCGGGATGATACGCTATCTGACGCTGGGTACATACAGTCTCGGGTAGTGTCCTTTGTGAAGAAGAACGTGATGAAGGATGCGTTTGTTACTGCCACGGACGCCTATAAGCGTGGGGAGTATGAGCGCGTTGTGAACATCTTCTCTGAGGCATACAAGCGCTCAGATATCATCTTCAAAGAGGGGCAAACTTACCCTGACGTAGACCAGTTTCATGAGCGCGTAAAGCGCAGGAACGTGGTGCGTAAGGTGGTCCCTACGGGGATTATGGATTTGGATACCTATCTCCGAGGAGGCGGCTTGGGAGAGAAGGAGTTGGGTGTAATCTTAGCGCCTACGAACCGAGGCAAGTCGATGATGCTGAAGCACATCGCTGAGTTTAATATGTTCCGGGGGCTTAGCGGGCTCATCTTTACTCTAGAGATGAGCGAGGACAGATATCTAGACCGCTTTGATATGAGCGTTGCGCGCCTTACCACTACGGAGATGATGGATAACCCTGGCAAGGTTGAGCGTAAGCTTAAAGAGATAGCCAGTAGCCCTGCTTGCGGTCGTGTTCACATCAAAGAGTACCCTACGCAGACGGCGACCGTAGAGAATCTTAGGTCCTACGCTGAGAACCTGAGGAGAAGTGGGTTCTTTCCAGAATTTATTGTTGTCGACTACGCGGACCTTCTGAAATCTGACACCAAGTATAGTGAGAAGCGCCACGAGCATTCTCATATCTATGAGACTCTGCGGGGTTGGGCCGTAGAGGCCGGGATACCTATCTGGACCGCTACCCAGGCCAATCGAGGGTCTCTGAGTAAGAGTCAGGTGACGGTGGCGGACATCTCTGAGGACTTTGGGAAGGCGATGATCGCGGATGTGATTGTTGGTCTGTGCCAGAACAAGAAAGAGAAAGAGAACCAAGAGATGCGGTTGTTCATCGCCAAGAATAGAGACGGTACCTCAGGCATGGAGGTGCTGGTGCGGACTGACTTCGCTCATGGACGTTTTTACGATGGACCTTGACCAGGTAGTCTCTCTGTGGTAAACCTCAGGTAGTCTTATGGACAGTGAGGTATATAATGCTAAATGCGAACAATAATTATTTTTTTACTCCTTCTTTTTTGTACCAAGAGATGCAAAGGCTATTTAGCCTTTTTGTCCCTCGTGAAACTTTAGGTTCTATACCTGTTATGGTTGAAGAAACGAGTGGCTGCGGTAACGCCGCTGTTTCTAAATTTGATCCTAATGTTGTGATAATGTACCGGGATTATCACCTTCTTTACCCGGAAGACTACAAGATCACTTTGTTGCACGAGGCAGGTCACTTTGTGTTTTCTAAAGACCACAGTGATTTTGAAACCTATTACAACTACTTGAAGTTAAACCAGGAGTTTATTTCTGAGCAGGTAATTCCTGATACGTATGAAGAGTTTCTTTACTGCAAGTCTGGGTTGTGTGGAGACTATAGGTTTGTTTGTAGTTCTTGCCGTTCGTCAAAAAAGAGAAACTCTTCGTTTTCTGTAAAGTGTGGTAAGTGCCACACTAATATGCTTCTGGTAAGCGGTATTTAGTGGTAGCGTTTTATTCTTATGACGGATTTTGAGCTAGATCTCATCTATAGGGTGTCGTGCCATTCTTCGTGGAAATGGAGAGAAGGTATGCTTGGGGTGAAGATATCTCCACATACTTTATATGCTGCTGACTTAGAGTATAAAAGATTTAAAAATGGAGAGAACTTTTCTGGTTTTGGACCGTCTATTGTCGATCCTTATACTGTTTATTTAATATGGGAAGAGTTAAAAACTTTTAATCTTCCTGGGTATTCGTTAGTTCGTATGCAAGATGGTCCAACGTATAAGAGTGGGTTTAAAAAAGACCCAAACAAGGCGGTTCTTCTTTACTCGTCTAATTCTGAAGGAAGAGTAGCTCTTCGTATGTGGCTTTGGTGTGCGTCTAAAGATATTACTAGTGACAAAGAGTAGTAGTGATTATTATATCTTCTCTTTATGGGAGAAGGTTATTTAATGTCTGGTACAAAGGGGGCCCATCGGTGGCCCGATTTGTTGAGTGATTGTGTTAAGTGTGGGGCCAATAAACATGTCGCATCATACGGACGTCGGGGGCTGTGCGGGTCGTGTGATCGAGTAGAGACAGCGGCTGGAAGAATTAAGCAGTGGAAGGCTATTCCGCGCGATACTGAAAAGTATGTAAAAGCCCACTCAAAGCGAACTAAAGACAACTACTGGCGAAGAAAGAAAGCTGGAGATATTTATAAAGTTGTAAGCCACATAGGGCTTACTGAAGTTTCTCAGCGCTTAGGCGCTTCAAAAGAAGAGATAACTCTTTGGATGAATGGTAAAGAGGTACCTCCTGAGTTTCTTGAGCGCGCCAAGTTGTTACAAGAAGAAATAAGCTGTTTAACAGTTCAGGCCAATTCAGAAATTAGAGAAAAAGAATTTTTCGAGTATATAAAAAATCCTATTCTAATGCTTAATGGTAAATCCCTTTGAATAGAGTTGAGTTTTTATCTAGGTTTGATTTTCACGGGTATATTATATCTAGGTTCTCTACTATTATAGAGACGAGTGAAGAAGATCGAATCCGTGTCAACTGCCCCATGTGTGATGACACAAGTGGGCACCTTTATATTCTTCTTTCTGCAGGTCTTCCTTACTGCCAAAAGTGTAAGTATAATCCGCGTTCCCCTGTAAAATTTATAGCGGACTTAGAAAGGATTAGCTTTGCCGAGGTGTTTAAGCTTTGTGGCGATTCTTTTTCCCACGTAGACACGTCGGTAGATGAGGTTGTTGATAGTCTTTTCGAAGAGGAAGAAGAGAAGTTTTTTGAGTACGCAGTGATGGAGTTTGAAAACTCTTTTATACCTCTTTTTGAAAAGACTAATATTTTTCCTATTGATTCAGCTTTAGGTAAAGCCGAAGAGTACTTACTTGATCGGGGACTTTCTAAAAAAACAATTAACAAGTATAAGATTAGATATTGTTACGACGGGCAGTACGCTGGAAGAATTATAGTTCCTTGTTTTTACAAGGAGGACCTTGTAACCTTCGTAGCGCGAGACATTTTTGGTAGCAGTTCTCGTAAATATTTAAACCCTAAAGGGAACAAGCAGTCAGATTTTCTGTTTAATTGGGGCGCTGCTGGCTCTGAACAGGTGGTGTTGACAGAAGGCGTCTTTGACGCGATCAGCGCTGGAGAAGTGAGCTACTCTGTCGCTTCTTTTGGAAAATCCTTGTCGGAACGACAAATTTCTCTTTTAAATGGGTTTAAACGTGTCATCTTTTATTGGGATTTAGATGCTTACCCGCAAGCTGAAAGATACGCGGAAGTGTTGCAAAGTGATTGTTTAGTTGTGTTGCACTGTGATGGTAAAGACGCTGGATCTCGTAGTTTTCAAGAAAATAAATCCCTCATAGAATCTGCTGTAAGATTTGATTCCGTAGACTATGAAATGTTTAAGTTACTTGAACTAACTAGTTGACCTCCAGTGTACTACCGTGGTAGTGGGTTTAGACGCTGATTCAACGTGCAGGAGGCACCCGTGAGATTAAAAAAGAGCCAAGACAAGAGCACCAGAAAAACTAAAATTCAGATATATGTGTCCCCCGTGGATTATGAGTTGTTAGTTAAGGATGGTGAGATCTGTGGAGTAACCGTTTCTGAGCTGGTTAGGAGCTTGATTAGGAAACATTATGACGAGAAGTTGGGTCGCGTTTAATGAACCCGGAGTGCTTCGGTCGCGAATACGTAGACAGTACGGGATCGGAGTGCCCCCACGAGGAGTGTTTGCTTCGGTATGAGTGCAAAGACGTGTTCGTCGTGGCAAAGGGTTTACTCTCTGCTAAGAAAGAGTCTCTTCCTGCTCGACCCAGTAAGCCTCGGATAGACAAGTCAGTAAGAAAGAAACGCTCAGGGTATATTAAACCTGGAAGGTTGCTATACAAAGACGAAGGAACTCTTCGGGATAAACTGTTGTTTATGCTTCGTGATTTTTTAGAGCCACAGGGCTTTGTCGTTAAGGCGACCAAGTGCCTTCATTCCTTCTCTGGGGAAGATAAGAAGTTTGTTCTGAAAGCGGATACTCGTAGGAAAAACTCGGTTCTTTTATACGTGCCAGACGCTTTGTCGGTTGCTTTGGTGGAAGAAGGGCTTTCTTGTCGCGAATTGTTTGACTCAGAAAGACCTAATTTTCCTCAGTATTTGCGGTGGGTAACCGTACTCCGTGGCCAGGGGGACTTTGAGAAATTCACTTCTGCTTTTAAAAGCACGAGGTCTGTGCAGTGATTTTAAATGATTTCAGATGTAATAGCTGCGGTGCTGTCAGAGAGCATCGTTACAAATACGTAAATAAAGATAGTTTAGTTTGCCCCGAATGCGGGTCGGAGGACTTGACGATGTTGTTGAGTGCTCCTGCTCTGCGCACTCTTAATAGTCGGGAGAAGGTAGAAGATGCGCTTAAGAAGAGAACCGTCCAAGACCACAACAAGCACAAAGAAAAACGACTCGAAAGGCAAAAAGCGAAGCACCCGAAACTATTCGAAGGGTAAACCTAAAAGCCGAGAAGAGGTTCTTGCTAAGGTTTTGTCGGAAGTGGACATGTCTCGTGTCCGCGACGATGATACGTATAAGTTTACCTGCCTAGATACGGTCCCCAAACTCCTTGCTGCGTTTGAAGCTTTCTTATCGGACGACCCTCCGACCTTGGCTGTGGATACTGAAACTCAGGGACTTAAGTGGGGACACCGGATTATTGGGGTGTCTTTTTCGTGGTCTGATGACCACAATTACTACGTACCCATTAGACATTTAGGGGACGAGTCCCAGCTAGAAATAGAGGATTGCGTTCCTGTGTTTAATGAGTTGTTTTCGTTTGAAGACAAAAATTATGTTTTTCACAACTACAAGTTTGACTACCACAAGCTTGTAAAAGAGGACATCCATGTGCGCGGGGTGGTCCATGACACGATGCTTATGCATTACGTATTGGACGAGAATGATCGCCATTCTCTGAAGCACTTGGCTACTAAGTTTGTCGACGAGGACGCTGCACACTACGAAAAAGTCATTGCTGACATTCGTCGTCGATTGGCGCGGGGCTTAAAGATAAAGTTAGCGGACTTTGGATTTGAGCACATACCTGTATCGATCATGGTTCAGTATGCGTGCCGCGACACTTTGTATACTCTAAAGTTATTTAATAAGTTTTACCCTGAGATTTACTCTGATGAAGCTCAAGGTAAGGTCTATGAGCGAGAGCTTACGACGTTGCCTGTTTTGTGCGGGATGGAAAATGAAGGGGTGTATATCGATCAGGAACTTCTCATGGAGAAGTCTGCAGCCCTTCAAGAAGGCATTGACGAACTCTACCAACAAGTGATTGATCTTGCAGGATGTGAGTTTGACTTAAATAGCCCTAGTCAGCTGTCTCAAGTTCTACAGAATAAAGGAATACACACGAATCAGTATACCCCTAAAGGGAAGATGTCTACAGACCGAAAAGCGTTGAAGGGCATCGCTCGGAATTTTCCCTTTGTGTCTAAACTTTTAGAGTATCGAGACAAGTATAAGAACAAAAACACTTATACGGATCCCTTGTGTGATTTTTGCGACGAGAACAGTCGTATCCACTGTAGCTACTCACAGGCCGTTGCAGTCACTGGTAGACTGACTTGTAGAAGCCCTAGTTTGCAAGTTATTCCGCGCTCTACAGGTATTAGAGATGCGTTTGTGCCGCCCACAAAGGACTACCTTATTGTCCCCATTGACTTGAGCCAGATTGAGTTGCGTTTGACGGCTCACTACAGCCAAGATCCTATTCTTCTCCATGCCTACACGCATGACGAAGACATTCATAGCCGTACTGCGGCGGAGATATTCTCCATCGACATTGAGGAAGTGAACAAAGAGCAAAGGACGGTTGCAAAACCGATCAACTTCGGTATTATCTACGGCATCGGCCCTTCCAAACTGGCAGAGACCCTGAACGTCCCTGTGGAAGAAGCCAAACACTATATAGACATGTACCTTACTCGGTACGCCGGGGTAGCAGACTTTATTAAGAAGTACCAGTTCCTTGCGAAGAAGCACGGTTACGTTCGCAACTATTTCGGTCGCGTTCGGCACCTTGATTTTCTTAAGGACGCACATATTGAGCAGTGGCAGCGGGAGCGCGGATATCGTCAGGCAGTCAACTTTGTGATTCAAAGTTCGGCAGCAGATATGTTTAAGATGATCATGCGCAGGTGCCATGACCTTTTGTTAGATAAGCAGTCGTCTATGGTAATGAACATCCACGACGAGATTGTATTTTACATTCATAAAGACGAGATAGATTTACTTATTCCTATTAAGGAAGCATTTGAGAATTGGAATTTTAGAGTGCCCATTCTCGCTGAGATTTCTTACAGCGATGTATCTTGGGGAGCTAAACAACCTTTAGAGATGGCATAAATGGAAGACGAACATTTTATATCTATAGACGGAAAATCACACGACCTAAGACCTCTTTACACTGAGCTAGACCCTATTGAGGACGTCAGGGTGGACCAGTCAGACCTCCACGGGGAGTTCATGCGACAGTCAGAGCTTTCTGCTGCGTATGGCTACCTCACAGCGGAGGCAGAGAAGCAGGAGAAGCTGATCGAGTATCAACTTGAGAGGCTTTATGCCATGCTTGATCGCCAAGTACGGATTGACTTTGAAGCAGCAGGAGAAAAGACTACAGAAAATAAAATACGGAATACCGTAATTACTCACAAAGAGTACCAACAGTTAAAGTTAGATTTGATTGAAGCAAGAAAGAACAAGCAATTGTTCAAAGCGACTTGCGGTGCGTTGTCTCATAAGTTACAGGCGTTGATAAACGCTGGAGCAGATCATCGTAAGACGTTTAATGAACCAACTATCCTTCGGGAGAAATAAAATGGGTAAGTTTGATAATTTTGTAAGTTTAGACCTGGGACAGATGGCCAAGGACGACAGTCGCTTTGGTCGTGGTAAGCGTATTAATCGCTTGAAGGTTCAAGTGGGACAACCTCGGGTCATTCGCATTTTGCGAGGACCTAACGATTCTACTTTTTATCGTGTTCGCTCGCAGCACTGGGGCATTCCTGTAGGTCATGGCAACACACCACCTTTGTCTTGTGCGAAAAAGCATGACGATGCGCCGTGTTACTTCTGCGAGATGGTGAACGAGTATTATAACTCGGGAGACCCTCGACAGAATGAGTTGGCGCGAAAGATGAAGGCGTCTGTGTCGGTTATCGCCAATGTCATCGATGTTAAGGACCCCTATAACGAGGATGGCACCCCCAAGGTGCTTATTTGGCAGTTCTCCTGGAAACTGTTTCAGGAGGTTCGCGCTTACTTCCGTGACCCAGATTACGGAGACCTGACGCACCCCGGAACTGGACGTAACTTTAAAATTACGGCTTCCGTCGTTTCTTCCCAGGGGTCGCGCCAGTGGACTCGTTACGACCTTCAGATTGGCGCTAAGCCGACTGAGCTTGAGGTTCCTGACGCTTTGAACCATCTCTACGACCTTGACACTACGTTCCCTGTCAAGACGTACTCGTATGACGAGCAGAAGATGATCTTCGACGGCACTTGGGATCCACGCTCTGGTAGTAAGAGCCTCCCGGCGTCTGCTGCCTCCGTTGCGCCTAAGCTTGAGGCTCCGACGCCTCCTACGCCTACAGCTACGGCTGCGACGAGCGAGGCTGAGGAGTTTGAGTCGGCTTCTGACGACAATGATGAGTTTGAGACTTCGTCCGATGATGAGTGGGATGACGTTCTGTCAGATGACTCAGGCAAGCAAGCGGACATGAAGAAGAAGCTAGATGCTTTGAAAGCAGCGGCAAAAGCGAGCTAATAGAGTATGAAGTTAAAATCCTCCGGTAACGAAAGTAAGTCTAAAAAGTCTAAGTCTAAGTCGGTAAATTCTTCACCCGGACCCTCCGACAAGGTTAAGGCTCTAGCGGAACTCATGAGCGCAGTCTCTAAAAATCACGGAGACGGCTCCCTTATGCTCATGGGGGAAACACCTGCTAAAAGCGTCGAAGTAATCCCATCGGGCTCAGTAGGAATAGACTACGCTTTCGGTATCGGAGGTTACCCTCGGGGTCGAATCGTCGAGATTTATGGCCCAGAGAGTTCAGGCAAGACCACCCTGACGCTACACGCTATAGCGGAGTGCCAACGTCAGGGTGGTGTTGCCGCTTTTATTGATGCGGAGCACGCTCTAGACCTAGAGTACGCCAGCAAAATTGGTATCGATACTGACAGCCTCCTGTTCTCCCAACCAGATTACGGAGAACAGGCTTTAGATATTGTCGAAGACATTGTCCGCGCCAACGTCGTCGACCTAGTAGTTATTGACTCCGTGGCAGCGTTGACCCCCAAGGCTGAGATCGAGGGGAACATGGAGAAGAACCACGTTGGTCTACAAGCGCGCATGATGAGCCAAGCTCTTCGTAAACTCACTGCTGTAGTGAGCAAGACAAGTACGTGTCTGATGTTTATTAACCAAACTCGCCAGAAAATTGGAGTGATGTTTGGAAACCCTGAAACTACCCCCGGAGGTAACGCGCTTAAGTTCTACTGCTCCATTAGAGCCTCTATTCACAGGTCTACCGCGATTAAGCGCGGAGAAGATGTGATCGGGAACAAAGTTCGTGTGAAGGTGGTAAAGAATAAGCTGGCTCCCCCGTTTAAGTCGGCTTACGTAAATATTATGTTTGGGAAAGGGATTGATCACCTCGGTGACGTTGTAGACATGGCTGTTGAGCGAGGTCTATTAGAGAAAAGTGGGGCGTGGTTTAAATACGACGGGGAATCTATTGGGCAGGGAAAAGCTGGAGCAGTTAAATATTTAGAAAAAAATAAAGATATAGCAAATTTACTTGAGTCTATACTAAGAGAGGGGTTGACAGAGACTCCTTAGGGTGATATGTATGAAGATGTTGGAGACGACGCTCTCTATTGGGCGTACTATTAATCTTGGTAATTATGAAAGCTTAAGAGTCGACCTGTCTATCAAGGCAGAATTAGATTCTGACTCGTATTCAAATGAGCTGAAATCCTTAGAAGATGTACTTTCTAAGAATATGGAAGCTGTTATAAGCCGCCAATTAAATAAACCTTCTGAGGATATAGGTGGCGAGGATTTTATATAATGTTTATTGTTCTGTCAGTTCTTATTTCTCTGACTAACCCAGTTATCGCTTTTGACAATACTAAGATTCGGTGCAGTGCTGATTCTGAGTGCGGCAAGGGTGATTGTTGGATAGGTCAGTGTGAGCCTTCTGGCTTTTGCATGGCCTATTACAGCTGTGTTTAGGGGGCGGTGATGAAAATCGCCCTTTACTCAGATTTACATGCCCACCCGTACAACAACGGTGTCCTACTAGAGCACGGAGTTAACAGCCGTGTTATGGACGCTGCACGAGTTATTCGTCAGGTGTACGAGTATGCCATTGAGCACGATGTCGATTACGTTGTGTTTGGGGGCGACCTTTTTGATCGACGTAAGTCTATAGACGTCAACACGTATAACACTATCCATAGGTTTGTGTACGAGTGGTCTCGTCAGGTGTCGTCGATCATGATTCCTGGAAATCACGACCAAGCCAATCGATCGGGTACGATCCACGCCCTAGAAAGATTCAATTCTACAGATTGTGCGGTTATTAGTACCCCGCAGTGGTGCGAATTGGTAGATGACGTGTTTTTATTCGGAGTCCCTTATTATGATGACGGCGTTGTAATCGCTGAGCACGTTAAAGAAGGGCTGAAGAGTAAGCCGGAAGGTAAGAGACATATCCTGCTTATTCACTACGGGATTGAAGGCGCGAAGCTTGGTCCCTCGGATTACGTTCTCCCCTGCGAATTGAAGCTCCCAATGCTCCAGTTGGACGAGTGGGATATAGTGTTCAGTGGCCACTATCACATTGGACAACAACTCGGGAGCAAGTTCCACTACATTGGATCTGCCATGCAGCATCGATGGGACGACGTGGGGTTTGAGAAAACTTTTGTCGTTTATGATTCCGCAGATAACTCTATAACGCGAGTACCTACTCAAGCCCCTACGTTCTTGGAGATTAGAGATAAAACAAAAAATCATAACGTAGAAAATTGCTTTGTTAGGATAGTCCGGGACTATGAAATATCTGTAGAAAAGAAAAAAGAAATTGAGGACAAATTAAAAAAGAGAGGGGCTCTTTCTGTAGAGTTTAGATATGAGCCTTCTAAAAAAGAAGACCAGAGTGAAGATAGGATAGAATTCTCAGAGTCTGGTGGGGAGTACCAAATTCTGGATGACTATCTTTCTTCAGATTTGATAGACACTTCTTCGTTTGATAAGGGTAAACTTCTTGATATAGGGAAGAAAATCCTTTCACAAGCGATGGACGATGTATGATTTTCTCTATGCTCTTTTTTGCGTCTTCTCTTATACAGTCAACTCCTTTAGATCTTCCTCCTTTGGAAGAAGACTTCGTATATGAAACTTTATTTTTAGATGTAGCGTTGAGCGAGTGTCCTTTTGTCGGGAAGAAGGACATCAAATCAGAGTTGCTACATGACCTTCTTCAGATAGAAAAGGCCGCTGATATCCCAAAAAAATATAGGGGTATGGTCTTGGCTGCGGCTTGTAGTGAGTCGGGGTATAGCTCAGTAGCTCGTGGGGACGGTGGAAAGGCTGTGGGAATTCTTCAGCTTTGGCCCTGGTGGTCTAGAAAATATGGTGTGGATCGAGAGGACCCGCATGATGCGGCTCGCGTTTGGACTCGCCAGATTATGCGGGCTCTTCCTCGCGCGAAGAGAAAGTGTGGAAAGAGGAAAGCTTTTGTGTCAGCGTGGGCGTGGGTTGCTTCTGGACCTAAGGGCTGGCGCTGTCGCGCTCCCCGACACTATGGGCGTTTGAAGCGTTGGCAGAGGATTGTGAAGAAATTAATGACCCCTGAGCCCTCGTAGCTCAGCCGGATAGAGCAACGGTCTTCTAAACCGTAGGTCACAGGTTCGAGTCCTGTCGAGGGCGTTTGTTCCGCGTTAGCTCAGTTGGTAGAGCAGGTGGCTGTTAACCACCGGGTCGCTGGTTCGAGTCCAGCACGCGGAGTTTATACTCCTAGTCGACATAACTCGTCTTTTACAGTTTCTATTAGAGCAGAGTGGTCGACTGTCCACCCAGCGTACTTGTCCCCCAAGTGGTCGGGGTCTCCGTCAGTGCCCTTAAGTACCCATATGGAGATGTGAACCAGTTCGTGGATTAGACTGCTTTTGCATATTTTGTCGTTAGCGTCTTTCTTTATCCAGATGGTCCCTTTAGTGTGCGCGATTCCTATCGCTCGTATATTTCTGTTGTAGCTACCATCCATGCGGTACCCGGCAGTTGTTTTTATTTTGTCTCCCCATAAAATCATTACTGTGTGTAAGTTATTTTTAACCTCTCTTAAAGGGTCACCGAATACGTCTAGCCAGTGCATATAGAATATTTTCATGGCTATGGAGACCTGTATGGGCTCTGCTACTTTACAGTTTGGCGCTACCTGCCACGCGTTCTCCCACCCAGGTAGCTTGATTAGTTGTTGTCCTGCGTTTGATTTGCACTTGTAGAGTTCTTCCCTGCTGTCTCGCATAAGTCCGCTAGACGTGCAGGAACAGATGAGTAGTATCATTAGGGAGACTACAGCTCTTCTAGTGCTAGGAGACACAAGGACCTCAGTTGATTGTTTCGTCTGTGGGCAGGCGTAAAAGCATTCTGTCTAGCTCGATTCGGTCGTGGGCGGCTTGAAGTGCTTCTTGAAAGTTTTTAATTTCTGACTGCTTAAGCTCTTCAAGCATCTGCCATAAAGATTCGTTCTCTTCTCTTAGGTCGTCGATCTGAGCTTGTAGCTCTAAAATGATGTCCTCTGCGTCCATCGACTTACTCCTTCTGGTAGACAGGCAGCTCTTCAGTAATTTCTTCTGTGATTTCTCTTTTACTATTTGGGTATTCTCTTTCTATTACTACTTCTACTGGTATACATAAGTTCTCATACAGGTTTATATTAGAAAGCATATTTTTTCTTATCAAATTTTCTATATCAGTTTTTTTAATTCTTCTGTTTTCTATGTACGCTCCTAACCCCACCCCTAGAGCAAAAGCACATAGGGTAGTAGTCATGTAGATCACTGCGTCAAAGGTAAGAACCATCATTAAATTATTTGTTTGTCTGGTTGAGGAAGGGGTTCCCCTTCTTTTTTTACAGCTGGGTGGTTGAGTCTACTCTCTATAGCCATACATGAGGCGTTGATGAGGGTGACTTTGGAGTTCCATTCCAAAGAGAAAAACTCTATGTGTCCTGATTGATTTATTTTTAGTGGCCCTAATACTTCGCCCATGAAGATGGGGTCCCCGTCTATGAAACATCCAATGGTGAGTTTTACAGGAGGAGCGGGGAGTTCTATCTCTACTCTTTCCGGGGCTATTAAGTTAACTAAACTTAAAAGTACTGCGCTAGATACCACAACTGATACCCACGCTAGTATCTTTTTTAGTATACCTAGTTTATTCACAGATGTTCTCGTCTAGTATGTCTATGAGGTGGGCGTACATGGTTGAGGGGTCTTGGGTGAGTTCAAACCAGTCTCCCCCAGATGCTGTGGCGATCGGTTCCCACCCGTCCTCAGTAGACGAGTTATGTTTCGAGGATTGATTAGTAAATACGTATATCTTTAGATCTTTAACCCCTTGAGCGGTATTAGTTATGTTTTCGTGAGTGATATTGGGATCAAGGTAGGTTTGAGATTTTTCGTCAGTAAATATTATTACTACTTTTTTGGAGTCTTCTCTCCAGGAGACGTTAAAGTTTTTAATGTCGGGCACAGAGGCAACTTTGTTTTCCCAGTTCAGTAGGTTTTTATCTGCAGGGTCTGGAGAAATAGAAGTGTTGTAGAGCGCCAAATAGAGGGCGTCGAGAAGCATCTCTCTTCCCCCGCTCAGGTTGGGAGTGTTAGTAGAAAGGGCAGATATAAATGGTTGAAAGCTCGTAAGGTTTGTAAGGAATTCTAAAGTTTCGACTCCTCCGTATTTTGTAACTGGGCCGATGATCATTCCCCATTGAATGACCTGCTCGTCTGAGTAGTTTGAGGCAAACATAGAGAGCGCTTGTTCAACGGCTCCTATTTCGTCGGTCATGCTTCCTGACCAGTCCACGATGAATAAGATGTCTGTGTCTTTTAATTCTTTGCCGTCGTCGGTGAGGCCGTCACAGTCGTCATCCGTGCCGTTACAGTTGTCTGTTTCTTCGGGGAGGACTTCTCCTGCACAGAATCCGGCTTGGAATTCATCTTCTAGATAGTGGCCCCACACCCCTCCGATGCAGATTACTTCTCCCGGTACGCAGA